ATCAAGCATAATAACAGAACCAATCTCATCTACAAGGATGTCAGATATTTGGTTATTAACCAAGTTGTATGAAATCTGGAATGGTTTCATCAAGTCTACTAAAGACATTGATTTAGTATTTCTATCAGAATAAACTCTACCTTCTACAGGAAGTTTACAACCGTACAAAGTATTATCTCCTTTAAATTGGAACTTCATAGGTTTAATTCTATTCTGCATAATACCTAAGTAAATAGGATTGATACCTCCTGGGTTTTGCATACCCCACCATGACGGCATGTTAGGTCCAATCTTAACACCACCCCATACTTGATTAATCCAAATCCAATCTACATGTTCACCAAATAGTAAATTGTCTTTAGATTTATTTTTAAAGAATGTAGTATCGTAAATAGGCTTATCAACAATTTGATAGTGCTCATCAACAATTTTGGTTATAACTGATCCATCTTCATCAATCTTAGTTAAGTGACCAACTTTACGTTGTGACTTCCAATATGCAGTAGTAACACGAAGCATGTGAGCTGTACCCATATCATAGTAGTCTTCTGACTGACCCATGATCCAATTGATGATATCTCCTCCATTATATACAAAGTTATCATACATAGATGTAAACTGACGATATTCTAAAGATGGTCTATTAACGTTCCATTCATGTGAACGTGTAGCATCATAATAAGTACCATCATTTTGATATCCTTGAATTGGGTATCCTGCAGATCTAACTGGATATATAGCTTCAATAGACTCAAGTTGTTCTTGAGACATTACCCATCCATATTTATCTACTATATCTGCAGCAGTCATCATCTCAATCTTGCCTACCCAGTTACCTTGAGAAATATATCTTACTTCAGGAGTTTTATGGTAGAATGTAAGTACTGGATTCCATAACTCAATATTGTAATCATCTTCAAGCATTTGAAAATGCCAAAACTCTCTATCTGTAATAAGTACGTCTTCAAAAGCTCTTTCCTCTAATTCATCCATCTTAAATCTTTCTTCATCGATAAGATGTTGTTTAGAAGCCCATTGCTCAGACATTGATATGTAATTCTTAGAATAGTACTTCTCAATCTCAGGAAGAGACTTAATAGATTCAGGAGACATTGCTTTCTTAATTTCTGGGTCATTAGGATCAGCACCCATTTCAATAAGTTTAGCAGCCATTTTTTGTTCAGCTTCCTTAACTAGAGTATCCTCAATATCAGCTCTTTTAGCTTCAAGAATTTCATTAAAAGTATACTCATCAACAGCTCTAAAGTTTACACGTGTATTACGTTTAGCAAATTCAGCTGTAAGTACTTTAATTACATTAGGAATAATAGGATAAAACTTAAGCTCTAATGCAGAAGGATAATCGCTAGCTAATGTATCTACAATGTCTCTATACTCATTATCTTCTTCTACCAAGTAATCCGTCTTATCAATAATACCCTTAGCTAACTTATAATTTTTCATTAGCCTTCTAGCATTTCTACGAATTTGCTTTAATCCTTGCCATTCTAGCCAATCCATATTCCATGCAGACCAATCATCATCCTTATCCTTTACAGGTAAGAATTGCAAAGGCTGAGTAATATTACCTAAGCGATTATATTCAGCTCTTTTACCCTTTTTTAGTTGGAGCGCGTTTAAAATTTCCATTATCTAAGTTTTCTATATGGTATACGTGGTAATCTATTACTATCTGGCCCTCTTCTATGACCACCTACATGTCGAAAAGGTCCACTATTTAATTTATATAAATTATCTGACATTTGCAAGTTTTTAGTCCTTACATCGTCAACTCTCTTAGCATATCCCCTGTTAGATTGCTGTACTTTAGCAAAAGCAATTAAAGCTGCTAGAGATACTAACCTATCGACGTTAGTTCCTGGCCTATACTGTTCCATTTCTACTAACGACATATAATCTCTAATTCTTTCTATGCCGTATGTTGTTTTTATTACAGTTCCATCAGGATCTGTTTCAACATCAATTTCTTCTGTTAACCACCCAATTAAATAACTTAATAGGTGTGTTTTAAATATAGTACCTGTGTTTTTCCATCCATAATCAGAGTACACAGTTTTGTTAGCACCAAGATCTTTTAAGAATACAATTTGACTTTTAGGTACTAAGTATTTCTGCTTTTTTCTTTCAATCATGTAGAGGATAAACAGCGAAACGTTATTCTCAACAATAGTCCAAGCATTATACCACTCAATGATAAGTTCTAATTGCTCATGGGTTTTGGTAATGTCATCATATCTACCACACCATGATGCAACAATCATATCTCCTTCAGCAATATTTTCTACACCTTTATCTGTAATTCTGGTTACCTCTGTAGGATTTTTGTATACATGTATAGAACATAAGGATTCTGACGTAGTAGTTTTTCCTTCCCCTACAGGATCCACAGATGCGTAGTACATACCAAACCCAGGTTTTTCTACAGGTCTTTCATATACAATAAGGACTCCTCTTTTGTCTTCTCTTTTTTTATCTACTGGAAACTCCATAATAGGGAGTCTGCGAGAAGTTTTAGCATTGATTCCACCTGTCATCATCCTTTCAAGTTCAATGAACTCGTAAGGAAATTCTTTGTCTTCAATTCTTTTTTTCTGTGCACCTACAAGAAGGAGTGGAAATATAGACTCATCACGAAAAGCAAAAGCTTCTTTGATGTTAATAGGGTGCTGTGATATACGTAATCTATAAATTTCAGGAGATAAGTTACGTTTCCACTCTTCTCTGATATTTTGAATAGCCTTTAAAGCTTCTTCAACAAGTGAGTTTCCATATTCATCTATATATGGAGGCATTGACCATTGTTCAGGAATAAATAATGCAGTTCTTCCCTGTACACCTGTTTCATCAATAAGGGTAGTTTCTACAGCATACATACCATTACCATCAGGCTTCATTGTAAAGTCTTCAAGAGGCTTACATTGGGATAAGTCACCCACTGATCCTGCACAGATGAATAATCCTGTAGTTATTTCTCCTGATTGCATTGCAGGACGCAAGTATTCAAAGGTTTTATCCATTGTTGGAGCAATACCTGCCTCTTCGTAAAAGAAGTAAGAACATGGACCCCCAACTCCCTTAGTATCAGACTGTTCAAATGACATACCTTGAAGCATTCCTTTAAGTCCTTTTTCTTGCTTACGACCATTTTCAGTTACTTCAATCTTTTGTTGCCATGTAAGTACTTTACCTGGGTTCATAGGACGATACCATGCAGTCTTAGAGTTAAGGAATGCTCTATACTCATCTAAGAACTTCCATGAACCCTCTAGTCCAATATAATCTTTCAATGATGCTCCTAACTTAAGAATGACTCCAGGTTCAAACCAAATTTGATTTATAAACTTAGCCATATGAAAATACGAGGAAGCAATCTGACGTTTCTTTAGAATTGAAGCATGTTTATAGTTTAATTCTGCAAGGCACTCATATAATGCCATGTGATATTGTGCATCTCTAACTGTTGCGAAGTCAAAGTTCTTTTTCTCCTTATCGTATATTGGAAGGAAATTGAGCCACATGTAGTAGTCACGTGGTAAGTACCAAGTTTTGTCTCCATTTTTATATATTACTCCTTTACGGCATTTTTCTTTTTGATCATCCCAGTAAGCTACAAAATCCTTACTCATGTAAGGAGCCATGCAATACACTTCACCTTGTTCTTTAAATTTACGAGCTTGTTCGTTAAACACAAAAGATGTCTCATCAAACTCATACTTACCAGGTTCTTTAAACAAAGGCGTTAAAAATTCAATAAGTTCTTCTCTAGAATTAAATTCAGTATGTTCCCACACTCCATTATTCCAGGTAGGTATTGAAAAGTTTTTACTTGTATTTAAACTGTAATTATCCATCGTATGCTAGATTTTGACCACCTCGTACAGATGTTTTACTTTGCTCAGCTTCTAGATCTTTTAATACTCCTTTAAATGATTCACGAATAGCTTGAAAATTTTTAGCTGCGGCAATTAATGAGTTGATATTACCATCCCTACCTGCTGTAATATTTGCTGTCTCCATATAGTGACTTAAGTTATCAAGCATTTTAGCAATACCGTTGTATGCTCGTAGTGTAGGTGTTGTATATAACACTGTGCATTTTTCTACAGCTGTAGTAATAAGATTATCATCTGTGGATACATCTAAACCTACAGATTCAACAATCATATCTTCTTTTTCATCCTCAGGCATGTTAAAGAATGGATTCATCTCAGGATTAGGACAAGTCATATAAAATAT